AATATCCAGCCTATTGAGATCCAACGGCCCTATATTATTCAAATCAATCCATAATTTTTCTGGAACTTCATGACAATACCATCCTTCTTGTGCAGCGTCATGACTACTATTGGCAGTTCCAACACATAATGTATCAACAACATAAAATGTTTTATTAGTTGTTGCCTTTACACCATTTTGTGAAAGAAGAGGAAGATTAGTTAATTGATAATGTAGAGATAATGATGTCAAATTGGCCGCTACTTTACTATTAGGATTGAAACCATATAATTCAAAAGGTGTTCCAATAGCGGCAATATCATCATTCCATAGTAATCTACCATTCGCCGTAGATGGTATTAATCCAAACTCTATACCAAATGTAAAGTTTTGTGGAAAACCAACTTCATACATGTCTTCATCATCATCAAAATTATCCCACGCTCTCCAATCATTCGCATCTGCAAAATCTTTCATAGGCCCAACTAACCATTCAATATCTTTTTCAACTAATCCAGTTGCATCAAATCTTTCTTGTGTAAAGTTCATCATTCTCTGAACTGTTGTTCCTGCAGCGTCATCTTTAACTGACACCCATGCAGGTTCTTGAAAAACATCAACATTATTTTTACTCCAATAATACATGTCATAATAATTTTTTAGTGCCGATGTATCAATTACTTCATTAATCTGGTCTAATACGCCCGGCTGGTGTAATCTATTAGGAAGTCGTGTATCATAAAATCCTTTATTGAAATTAAACTGACCGTTTCCTCCTTTTGTTGGATAAGAAACAAATATCATACCATTATGCCAATTATTTAAATAATATGTTGTCCCAGTTCTACCGTTGTCATTTACATTCATATTATATAAAGTACACCAACCAGCAGTTGGATCACTTGCAGATGGTGGTAAATAAGGTTCATCTTTTTCCAAATGATAAGAACCAGCATTACCATCAACTGATAAACAAAACTCAACTGAAATCTGATATGGAGAAGTCCATCTAAATCTCCACACTAAAAATGCCTCTGTATTGGCACCTCCACGAACATTAATGTCATAAGAACCACCAAAATTAAATGGGGCACCATTAACTGCAGTATTATTACCTAATGCCAATTCACATATATCTAATTCTGGGCCTACTGGTATATATTCAGAAAATGATGGGAGGGCCTCTGGGTCTAATATTTCTGCTTGTGCAATTAATCTTCTATTAGGAGGGGCACCTCTCCATTCATAACGAACACCAATTAAATATCTTGCAAGTGCGTGTTGTGGTATTCGTGGATCATCACTCGCATTCAAATCACATTGCTGGATGAAACTTCTTCTGGCCGCAAAATTAGTATTATCGGCATTTCCAAACTGTCCTGCACATGTATGCACGAACCTCTCACTATGTAATCCAAAGCAATGGGCCGTTAGACCAACTCTTCCTTCTAATTGTGCCCCTACACTTGCAACATCACAATATACTCTTGCAGAGGCAGATGGAGTTGAATCTTGTGTATAAATATTATACCCACCAGTATCTCTCCCAGATGGTAAATCATGACCTCCACCATTTAATTCTTGAACGGCATTTAATGCTTGATTTCCAACATATTGTTTTATACCACATCTTGTGCTTTCCATAGAATAACCATAATATCTGTCATAATCTGCTGGATTGATTGCAGGGTCATTTACTGCAGTTGCATAATTATTAAATGCAATCTGTGAATTATCACCTCCTGCAATATTAAATGGTGATGGCCCATCACTAACTGGTCTTCCATAATCAATTGCACTATTACTTAATCTTGTAGCGGCATAATTAGTATTATAAAAATTACTTCCATTACTTGTACCAGTAGAAGCGGCACCGAATACTGGTTGTCTTAATGTAGCATCTGCACCATATCTTGTAGCGGCAGTAGTAGAAACATTAGTAGTGTCATATTGAGTTAAATCAGTAAAATCTATTCTATTATCACCATTTCCCAGATTAACTTGTGAAAGTTGTGGCCCAAAACCATTAGGATTATTATAAAATACAGTAGGGCCAGTTACTACACCAGCGGCATTAAAACCTTGATTAAAGAATAGATTAATTGGTCTCTGAACCAATCTACCATAACATTTCTTCTGTCCTACTGCATAAAAGAAATTAGTTCCAGTATTGAATACATCTTGTGGTGTGAAATCACCTGCAGGAACACCACCAACAGTTGGAACTACTGGTGTATCAACATAGGCATGATTGAATGCATCATCTAAACCTAACATGTTAATTGCTCTTGCAATAGTATTAGTTTCTTCTTCCCAACTGGTGACAAACTTATCTTTTAGGGGCAATTGAATAGGTTGGTTAAGTTCTGATTGTCCCACACGAACTTCTAAACTTCCAGTATTATCCAACTGTGTTCCTCCAACTAAATTAAACTTTGTATTCACCATGGCAACTTGTGAATTAGGTTCTAAATGTAATGGTTGTGTCAAATAATTACTAAACCTACTGGGTTTATGAGGATTAGCAAGACTGCTACTTTCGTTGTTTTCACTTTTCAAAAACACTAACGACATTATAATATTTAGTTATATTATAAAATGTTTAAAAAGATAAAGCAAGATAAAAAGATAAAAACTTTTAAGAACCCTGCAAAAAGAGTGGATAATCCATCAATCAATTCAATTAATGGTAAAATAGAAGATCCACACACCATGTCATCTCAATATTTAGCAGTTATTGCCACAAAAAAGAAACCGAAGAAGAGGATGCCTAAAAATGAGGAAATGTTTTTCAAACCAAAAAAGGGCAAGAAGAAATAATTAGTTTAAAATGACTTAAAAAAAATCTTCTTATAATATATAATAATGAGTAATATTGCGGAATTGAGTAAAGAAGAACTTTTAGAGATGGTTGAAAAACAAAAACAAAAAGACGATTTAAGAAAACAAAAAATGAAAGTTTATATTGCGAAATACCAACAAACCACATCTGGTAGAGAAAAATATGTTAAGGCATCTAAAAAATATTATGACAAAAATAGGGAAAAGATTTTAGAAAAAAAGAGAGCGGCATATCGTAAAAAAATGGAAGAACTAAAAAAATAATGTCTCCTTATAATATTTTATAATTAATAATATTATAAGAATTATTCTATCTGTGTTACAATTCCTTGTGAAATATTGAGAACCTTCTGAATACCAGTAAAGAAACGAACTCGTCTCTGTGTATCTTGGTCTGCAGCGGCAAGTCCAATGCCCGGCTTTGACTGTGTAGTGTAAATTACTGGGAGATTACTCATTCTCATACCTTGACCGAAGGAGTTTTCTAATTTAATACCAACCCAATGCTGTGATGCACCTTCACTATCATTAGTATAAGTATTTACTAATCGTGCAGAAAGACCAACATCATTTGCACCAATTGCACCAACGGCATCAACTTGATTAAACCATGAATAACGATAATCACATAGTTGGAGTGGTGATGCTTCTACCATATCTGCCTCATGTTTCTGTAATGATGCGTTAGATATGGGTTGAGAATAATAATTATTACTGTCAATATTCAACTGTATCTGTTCTCCTAAACGGAAGGCAAGTGAATTATAACGACCTAAATTATTAATTGATTCATTCGCACCATCAACTAATTCTTTCTGAACTATAATATGTTTTACCTTTTTACCACCTAATGCCAACTGATAATTCTGATTAAAAGAAGTTGCAGCGGCAGATGTAATTAACATGTTTTCTTGTGTCAATATTTCAGTATATGGAACATCAAATCCTCCTCTCTGCATAATCTCTTCTGCGAGACCTGCCATGAGATCTGGATAAAATAGATAATCAACACACATGAATACAGAGTTTTCTACAATTGTAGAAGTACAGTCAGTAGCATTCTGTGGGTTTCCAGCGGCATCAGTTGCAGGAGGATAGAAACGATGACCGAATGTAGGGTCGGCCCATTCAATTACTAATGACACTTCTTCACGAATGGCAAAAAGTGGCAACTGAACTCCACCAGAAAGGAATGGAATAAGTTGGCCAAGGCCGACTGCAAAGGAGGGCGTGGTGGATGCACTTCTGGTAATTCGTCGTTTAGGTGGGTCAGCCGTATCAGATTTTGCCGCTTCTTGTTTTCCATAACTGGCAGAACTGTCAAAATCATTTACTGCAAACTCTGAACTTTCACGACCTAATGTTCCAACTGGCATACCAAAACCTCTGGTATTCTGTGTTACAACATCGGCAGATGCACGAATAACTCTTGCGGCAGAACCAACAAAAACATCATTACCACCTTGTTTTGGTTGAACTATACCTTTTTTATATTCATTACTAAAATGTAATCGTTTCCATGTAGAATATTGTCCGACTTGTACCAAATCAGATACACGACGACCTCCTATCTCTAAATATGCTCGTCTAATCATAGCAAGAGCACCAGTAGATGTTGGAAGAGTTGAATTAGTGTCATTTGCATGAGCACTATTAACAACAATCTGTGCCATATTTAACTGTGAATTACTATCCAGCACACCTTTTTTGTCAAAAACGAACTTACATGACTGCTGTGAAAAATTAACTGGAAAAAGTAAATCTGTATTAACATCTTGATTTACTGGTCGTTCCATAGTAGTCGCACGAAGAACTGGGGGTAGTGGTTGTCCTCTACTCATTTTATAATATATAATATTAAAATATTTTAATTCAACATTTATTTTAATATTATATTTTGGGAGAGATTTCCTAAATTAGTTCATTACAGTTATTGCACCGTTCTGGATCATGATACTATTTTTATGTTTAATGAAAAGATAAAGTGAATGAGGTTCAACATTTGCACCTTGTGGGGCACCCAATCTAATTCTCATACCAAAAGGAGTTCCCTTAAAGTTAAGACCATTTTCACTAATGTGATCCATATTGACACCAATATTGTAATTCTGTATCTGGTCTTCTTCATTAATAGAATATCTGATTCTGGAATATCTTGCCTGCCCAGTTCCACCAACAGTTGTGAGACCTGCACCAACATCATTAGAAAGTTCAGTTTTGAGAGATTTTACTGCATTTGCCATTCTCCATTCATTTCTAATTGCATTAAGTTCAACCTTATTCTTTAAACTATCTGCAACACCTTCACTCTGTGTTTCCTCTGATTGAACCTCAAAATCTAATGGAATACGGAGACCACCTTTTGTAAATACAATATCTTCTACTTGAATATTTCTCTCCAACTGACCTCCCTTATCCTGCAGAGGTTGGAATGTTCTCTGACTATCATAATCATAATTATTGACAAAAGAAGATGGGATGAGATTAGATATAACCGCAAGTGTTCTTCCAGTATTAATATTAAGTGAGAGGTTATGATCTGTTCCATTAATGACATTATAAAAAGAAGTAAATGTATTGTAAGTAAGAACACCATTTTTATTAGACATGAGTGATTGTTGGAATGCCTCATCACCAGTTTCACATTCAAAAGAAAGAGTTAAATCACTCATTTCATAGAATGCACCACCATCAGTTTTACCTGCATTAGAATTAGAAACTCTAAATCTGTTGTTATGAATGACATAATTAGATGGGGCAAGTGTAATAACTATGCGAAGACCTTGCACGAGCGATAAATCAATTGGCACACCTTGAATAAGTCCATCTAAAAGAGGAACGGCAAACTCAAAAGGTTTATCACACTTTTTTGCTTGTTGTGCATCTTTTGCGAGAGCACCATAAATACTATCAACACCACCATTAAGATATGAATTGATTGATTCATTAAGTGGCATAATAGAAGAACATAGACGATTATAACTTTTAATTGTAGAATATGTCCCACCAGTTCCCAGCGACTGGATACTAATAGTTTCAAAGGCACTACTGACACCAGTTCGTCCATCAATATAAATATCTCCAACTGGGGCATTGGCAGGGTTGGCGGCATTACCACACCAATTAGTAGCATTAGAAGGAGAAGTTCCATCACCATTTTTAACTGCGAACTTTCCACTAACACGAAGAGATTTACCATTCATAATCTTTGGGTCTGCGGGCACTTCAAAAACAATCTGTGTAAGTCCAGTTCTATCGCCAAATAATCCAGAACTGGAAGTATTCGTTGGATTTACTTGAACTACTTGTCTGCGTGTATTCATCATTTATAAATAATAATAAGATTATTTTTAAAATAAAATTATTATTTCAACATGGTAAAATTAAAATATTAGTGATGCACCATTTCTATTTACAACCAATCGGCGTATTGATGCAATCTGATTAATCCATAGTTTATTTTTCTGTGGAGGATTGGATGTAGAATATTCAACTCTTAATCCTAAATTACCATCTGCTTGTAAATTATAAACTCCACCATATTTTGCAAGGGCACGACCAATCAAAAGATTTCCTTCTTGTGCCTCTAAATTACGGACAGAACATCTGGCACTTCCTAATGCCTTTTCTGTCTCCCATAGTGCAACTTGTTCTGTTTTTGGAACAGCGGCAGAAAGTTGTCCTAATTGAACTTTTCTTGTTGGTTGTAATTTATTATTAACTAAATAATTATAGTTGTCAATATTATCAACAATAGTTCCTAAATTATCATGATATACCTCTTCTCCTAAACCATTTTCGGTACAGAGAGTTAGAACAGAAGTTGCCATCTGATTAATTACTGGCATATTTAACTGCACGACTTGTTCGCTAGCAGTTGTATTGTTTCTATAACATGAATAGGTTAGATAATCATGAACTGCACCCTCTTCTGTCATAGTTGATTTTGCAAGTTGATCCACATATCCTGCAGGAGGTTGTGCCGTTTTGAGAACAAACTTAACATCAGTTAGAACAACTCGTGGGATAGAAGTAAACATAGTATCTTTACTAATGAAACAAACATTATTATTGGCATCTTGTGCGGCACCAGCGGCATCACGACCTGCACCTCCAATAAACTCATTACCGTTTGCACCTGCAGCGGCCGCTAATGTCAATCTAACTCTGGCAATACCACCAGCGTTTTCACCTGCATTGCACTGCACACCAGTAATTCGTCCAATATCTTTAAGAACTGGTGGATTGGCATTAGTGAATCCACGAAGAGTTTTTCCAACCAACATATTGAGAGCACCAACTGCTTGATTTCTAACTGGAAGACACTCGGCATCAATAGCGGCCTGCGTTGGTCTCTGACCTGCACCAGCGGCTGCGGCAACTATCTGATTAAAGCCGGGGTTGAGTTCCATGTATAAATCCACAGATGTAATAGGATTGGCAGCGTTAGGAAGGGCAGATTGAATACCAAAACGACAACTCTCTATGACATCACTTGCAACTGAACCATCATTATTACAAATACCAGCACCACTCCAAAGTTCTAATGATTTCTTGGCCGAGTTTAGATCTATCTCAACGCGTAGCCCTTTGGTGAGTAATCCTGCTGGAAACATCTTCTGTGATAGAGCACCTAATACACCAGAATACAACTGAACTGCGACTTCACATGTATTAGGATTTTCAGTAGTTAGAACTGAATAATCATAGTTTGCTTGTCTTCCAGTAGTATAACTGTTGAAAAGCATAGATTTATCTCCATTTCGTGATGGGAAATCATCATAAAGTTGTCCGTCAAAATCACGACTGGATGGTTCTAATAGTTCAGTAAGTCCTCGTTTATTTCTAATAGTTCTATTTTCAGAATAATAGTGGAGTTTTTCTGCCAACTCGGCATAATTCTGAATGGTCTCTAACTGTAAATTGCTATTCATGTCATAAATGCGAACTTGATTGATAAGGCTATGAATACCGCACTTTTTACTAAATGTAACTACTGCAGGGGCATTATCTACACGAACCTTGAATGTCAAATATGTCTGGCGAGGGTCAATAAAAGCATTAAATGCTGGTATTTCAAAGCGAACTGTCTCGCCATCTTTATACTCCAACTGGTGGTCGGATGGAGAAAAGGTAGATTTACTGGGGATAGTTTTGTTGTACTGACTGGCAACGAAATCCATTATACATTTACTAAATAAAATAATTTTTGTAAAACATTCAAAAAAATTATTTTTTATCACTTTTGAACTTTTTAACTCTTCCAGTTTTCTTTTTCTCTCTCATCGCCTTTTCTTTTTCTGATTTTGACAATTCTTTCATGGTTGTTGGTGTTTCTTTTGTGATTCTTTTTGTGGGACGATATATATCACCTTTTTTCTTATAACCTTTTCCACCTCTCTGATTTTTCCAATCTTCTTTGAACCAGCGGTCTAAACCTTTCTTTGTTTTCTTTTTTCCTTTATATGCATCTCTATTTCCATATTTCTTTTCATATCTATCCTTATAAGTTTTGACAATTAATCCAGAACGATATGCAGAATGTTTTGGTATTTTCTTGTATATAGATTTTTTGACACTATCATATAATTTCTGATCTTTTGGGACTGCCATTAAAATTATATGATATTTTATTTCTTTTTTGTTTTTCTCCACATCGCACCTATTTCTTTCATGGTTTTACCTGCCTTACGATGTTTAGATACAAATGCTTGATATGGAGACCTTTTCTTTTTGACATCTTTTCCTTTTTCATGAAAATCCTTGTCTCCTTTTTTGGTTGTAAAATCTTTGTCTCCTTTTCGTGATTTTGATTTCATTCCTTTTTTCATTCCTTTCATTCCTTTACTCTCATCCATTCTATCTTTTTTTGACTGTTTAGGAGGACGACCTCGTTTTTTACCATAAGTTCCCATTCCACTTGGCATTTTATATATTGTCTAAATATATTATTTTTTTCTATTTAATAATTTATTTCCAGATAAATATGGTTTCTCTCCCCTATACCTCATATATGCCTTACCAGCACTTATTGCAGTTTCTTTACTATTGAAAGTTTTATTGACATAAACCTTTTTGTGAATGTTATATAATTTCCATTTATCTTTCTTTTTTTCTATCTTGAATGGCATTTATTTTTATGTTATGGAGAGAAAAATAAATTATCCTTATAATTTATGATAAAGTTAATTAATGGTGATTGTCTTGAAAAAATAAAAGATTTATCAGATAATAGTATTGATTTAGTTATTACTGATTTACCTTATGGATTAGGTCATTCAAAATTAAAATGGGATACACCGATAGATTTAAACATCATGTGGGAACAACTATGGAGAGTTACTAAACCTAATTCACCTATATTTATGTTCGCAGATATGATTTTTGCCAGTAAATTAATATCTTCACAACCAAAATATTTTAAATATGAAATAGTGTGGGAAAAAACTAAATCTACTACACCTATGTTAAGTTTTAAAAGAATGGGAAAAGCAACTGAATATATACTGGTATTTTATAAAAAACAACCTAAATATTTAGCAAAAGATTTTCATAAAGTTGTAAGAAGTAAAAATAATACTGTCATGGGTGGATTAGGTCAAACATATATAGAAAATAAAAGAGTAAAAAGTAAATATTATGAACCTAAATTACCATTAAATATTTTTAAATGTCCTAACATAGACGGTCATCATAAAAAAATAAAAGGACTGACAGAAAAACCAGTAGAAGTTATAGAACATATACTGAAATATTATGCAGAAAAAGGTGATACTTGTTTAGATATATGCATGGGTTCTGGATCTACTGGGGAGGCATGTAAAAATAGAGGTGTTAATTTTATAGGTATTGAATTAAATAATAATCATTTTAAAATATGTAAAGATAGATTATATGATGTGTGAAATATTACAAAAATTACCATTAGAATTAAAATTAAAAGTGTTAGGATATAAACAATCACCACCACATTATATCGCAATAATTAGTGGATTGTTTCCAATTAGTTTATTACCACCTTGTAAAGATGATGAATGGATTTATCTCATAGAAGAAGATAGTGATAGTGATGATGAAATGATTTTTGACATGGAACTTACACAATCAGATCATCATTTTGTTTCTCTTCCTCAACCGTTTCATTATTCTCAATATTCTGATTATTTCCTATGACAATATTAACATGTTCTGGTTCATCTTCAAACTCACTATTAGTATATATACCTATCTCTTCTAAACCATTAATTATTGGTGGTCTTTCAATAGTTGATTTTTTATATTTTCCTTTGAATGTTTTTATTGATTTTTTATCAACTAATGGTGATAATTCATTCAATCGTTCATAATTGTCATTTACTAACTTCAAAAGGTCTTTTGGTCTTATTCTACTTTCTCTTGGCAAACCTAACTCAACCTTGATAAATCTATATAGTTTTGCGTATTCTAAATAACTATTTCTATGATTTTCTGCCCTTCTACTAAATGAAAAATATGCTTGTATTGTTCCTAATGTTGATGTAATTAATGACAATCCACCAACTATTTTTAGTGCATCATCTTCATAATCTGATCCAAAAAGATTTTTGGCAGATAATGTTAAACTTCCACAGATTGTGGAGAGAATAATTACTGGTAAATCTATCATGAGTGCCTTTTGAGAATATTTTGCCTCACATGATTTATGTAACATAGATAAACATAGTGAATGTTCTCCAACCTCTTTCAGATATGCTTCCAGATTTTTAGTCCATTTAATATGTGGATTATTTGCTTCCATATATTAAATTAATGAGATAAATGTTTATTCCACCACCAACCGTTGTGTTGATACTTGACCCTTTTCCATTTACCATTTATTTTTTTATAAATATCTTTTCTATTTTTCTTTTCTAATTCTGTTGATTGATGACATATATTACATTCATGATTAATAAAAAAACTATTTTTTACTTTTGTTATTTTAGATTTACAATTGGTACATCTACACTCGCCTACGGCGAGCATATCCATTATCATACCATTCTTTTTCTCTTGAACTTCTCTAAACTTTTCATATAGTGTTTCTTCCAAAGATATTAGTGCTTTTATGGCATCACCATTAGTATTTATTTCCATATATATATTATAATTATATTTTTTTATGTTCTATTCTACACATTTTATTAATTGTCCTTTTTCACTATTAAAACTCAATATTCTTTCAAACTCTTTCATATAACCAATTGTCATATCACCGTTGAACTTAAAATTAACTCTACCACCACCTTCTAATAAATCAAAACCAATTCTTTCACCATTATATAATCTTTCATACATGTTCCATAATTTATTATTGTCATCACCATTTTTTGTATATTTATTTGCAGTATAATATAATGTTGAGTTAGGAACACCTTTCATTCTAATATGATGACCTTCTACCGTCTCACCATTATCATTTTCACCTTCAATAATATCAATATAACATTTCTTTCCTAAATAAATAGATTTTTTACTACTTATCTCTCCACTACATCCATCTAAATCAAAATCAATATGTAATTGTCCTAACTTCTTTCCTTCCAGTTCTCTACCATATTTTTTCTTAAACTCTTTCACCAGATCTGGAACTCTATCATATTCAATATGCATACTATCAGTATCTGTGATATAAATATTTATTCCCATGTCTTCTGCAAGACACATAGGTTCAAACATAATTCTTTTTGACATAGATAAACATTCAATACCAACTGGGGCATTATTGAAATGTTCCATGATGTCTTTTTGGATTTTGAAAATATATTTTGGTTTTATTTTACTATTCTTTTTGAATAATCTATTGTCATAAACTTTATAATATTCTATGATTGAATTGTAATGTCTATCCAAATATTTTTTCATTTCTGTTTCACCATGAATAATTTTTTCATCAGTTGCAATAGGTTTCAATATTGTTTTGCCATATGCACTATTCATAATTAATTTATATACAACTTGAATTGGATTCTTTTCTTTTTTCTTTTTTAATCTAATGTCAAACAATTCTTTTATCACATGATTGATTGTTGAGTTTCTACCATTATTATAATAATATCCAGTAATAATTTTGTATTCAATCTGTTGAAATGTTTTCCAATCTTCTAATGTTGTTTTATCAACATAACATGTTTTTCCAACCATATTATTCGTCCAGTTTCTAATATGATTTTTTGGATCAACATAAGACATACATGGAATATGATATTCTTTTCCAACTTTTGTGATTTTTATTTTAATAAAATATCCATCTTGTTTTTGTAAAAAATCATCATTACAATCACCATCTGGAATAACTTTTGGTTTTCCTTTCAAAAATCCTTCCATTCTATAAAATGCTGATGGATATAATGACACAGCATCCAAATCGGCAATCTTTTCATTTACCATCCATTTCTTATTATCTCTGGTACAACATCTACCACCAACAACACATTTCTGTAAAAAGTGTCTAACTCTACCACCAACTTGATATACATCTTCAAAACAACCATGTTTCATCAATACTTTATTGGCAAGAGATGCAATAGTCCAAACACAATTTACATCAATCTGGATAATCTCATCTTTCAAACACCAATCTCTGAATGTATTATATCCATTCATCAATACTTCACAATCTTTTTCACAATAATATTTTGCATAGTTCATCATGTGAAACATCTCAACACCAGCATCATTTTTATGTGTCATTCCCAATCTTCTAACATTATCCAAAAATTGTGGATATTTCTCTCCCAGTTCTCTTTTTGCCTTTTCACATGGAACATAACCTTTTATGATATTTTCATAATTATTGTATAAACAATAAGGGAATACTTCTTTTTCTTGTGGTAATTTAAAACATTTACCAAAATTACGAAGAGGCATCGTGATTAATTTATAACTATCCTTAAACTCAAAATCAAATGATGTTTTCTTTTTCCAAAAATAATATTTACCTTTTGCATTCATCAATCCATTACCTTTTGTTTTTTGTTCGTCAGCAAATAAATATTTCATCATAAATCTAAAATCAAAACCACAATTGTGTGCAATCATTCTATATTTACCATCTTTATTACCACCCATCTCACACACAGCATCCAATATCATTTTACCACATTCATCACCAGTAGCATATGCAGTCATGATCCCTTTTGATGTCATCCATCTCGCACAACATAAATAAGGTCTATGAATAGTTCTCCATAATCTGTTTTGGAGAGATTTCTTTTTTTCATGATAATATTTTGATTTTTTCTTTTTATGAAACTCTGTATTCAATAATTGTAATTTTTGTTTTATTCCAAAATCTTTTATCTTTACTTTTGATGTTTCAAAATCAAAATAAATATTGGTATATTTACTGGATTTACTTTCTTTTTTCTTTTCTTTTTCTTCATCATATTCATTTAATTTAATACAATATTCTTCATCATAATCTAATCCTGCAGCGTTCTCATTAATATAATCAATTGCCTTATCAAAATAAATAGTTCCAAATATTTCATCATCATAGGCAATAGGTTTCAAATATTCTTTTTTTCCATCAAATAACATGTTAATTGCTTGATATGAATTAATACATCTTTTTTCATCTCTTTCTGGATATAATTTACCTTTCTTATTTTTCATTTTATAAATAGTTCTCCAATCATCAATCGTGTCATATTTACATGATAATTCTTTATAATTTTTCAACGCATAAGATGTAAAATTAGTTTTGTCAATAATAAAATAATGACTATCAACTAATCCAATCTTGATCTCTTTTTCATATTTATGTGTCCCATATATATTAGATTTTTTACAATTATCTTTTTTCATTAATCTAATATTCATTCCAATACAATCAGCAACTTTATTTAATTTACAAATAGGTATTGCACGATTAAACATCATACCCTTACATGAATCTATCTTTTTATTGTCAATACCATCCACTTGTTTTAATGAATGTATTAAACAATTATCAATATAATTTTCATTTTTTACTTCATCATAAATACCATATTTTCTCAAATCAAATGGTGTTTTATTCAACCACTTGAAAAATGAACCATTAGCGTTTTGATTAGCATTAGTATCTTCTACCTTTTTCAATATTATTTCAGTAATGACATCAATCTCATTCAACCATTCAACATCAGAACCTTCTAATGGAACACCATTTTCTTGACTATCTCGTAAATCATTTGCCAGTTGCATCCATTTTACTGGGTCAAAAGTAAAATATCTTTCACCATCATCACCATAGAATACAATAATCTGTATTCTTCTCTGTCCGATATTTTCAGATATACTTCTCAAAATGACATCCATACCTAAATCATTTATCATCTGTCTTGTGATAGGCATACTTTCCATACGGTTATTGACTGTAAAATCTCTGATACGATCTAACATGTCATCAAATAATCTTCTGTTTTGTCTTGTGAGTTCATTATTTATTTCAGCGGCCTCATTATACAATCCTGCGAGAAATCTATACGCAAATCTTTCATTCCTAAATCGTGGGCCTTCTGGGTTTCTCAACTGTCTTGCAGTTGTCAAAACTCTGTTTCTTCTTTCTTGTGCAGATAATCTTCCACGAATATTAATATTGAACTCTCTTCGTATTCGTTGTTGAGATAATCGTGATACACTACCATCTTCTCTTATTCTGATGGGACGGATTAATCCGAAGTTATTATTACTCATATAATTATAGTAGAGATTATTATTTTCATTTTCCCCCATAATTTTATTGTTCTTATAATATATTATAAAAAATTGTTTAAGTAGTTATTATAATATATTATTTAATTAATAAGTATTTTAAAATCCACCATAAGATGGTTGTTGGTCTAATGTATCCATGTTAGGTGTAATAAGTAGTCCTCTCTGTGCGAGTGTTGGTTGAGGTTTTGGCATTGCAATAGTGGGAAGTTTTGGTTTATTGCCGAGAATGTCATCATCAAACCAATCCCATACACTCTTGGCCGCTTCTACCAAAGCACCACCTTCTAATACAGCACCTGCAATCTGTAATGGTACTCCAATCACGGCACCAATGCCAGTCGCATCTAACCCTGCGCCTGCCGCTTCTAATCCACCTGCGACAGCAGATGACACACCTTCTTCGGCCGCTCCTCCTAATGCGGATAAACCATCTGATATACCAGATGTAGCATCCTCTAACGCACCAGTTGCCGTATCACCTAAATCCTCTACACCATCTTCCATTCCTTCTAATGGTTCTTCGGCACCACCTTCTTCACCACCTTCTGTGGGTTCTCTTCCAACATCTTGATCTTCTGAACCCATG